CAAAGCATCATCTGATTTGCATAAGCCAATTGTTCCTAGTTTAGGGGGTGATTCAACTCCCCACCTATTTAATTCTTCAAAAAAGATACTATAGTCTTTTCTTTTTAATCTTCGATACCAATCACGCTCTCCTTTAGGAACAGTAAAACCATAATGACCCAATACTGTACGAACCAAAGATAAGCAATCTCCAGTGCCATGTTTTGCAGGATCAGACCCTAAACGATACTCAAGACCTATTAACTCGTAAGGCTTCAAAGATTTTGTAATTGACCTGTTAATGGAAGATGAGAACACCTTGCCTTTGTCAAAGTTTGCTGTGGAGCGTTTGCACCAACAGCGTCTATGGCACTAGATAAGATTAACTCTATTGATTCAGAGTCGTAACGCATACCAGCAGCTAACCACAGTTCACCGCTTATTTTTCCTCCATTAGCAGCCGACGTATCTTTATTAAAATCTGTTGTCATTAAAAATGTTTCTACTTCTATTGAATACTTATTATCTACAAATTCCTTTACATGATTCATGCTTAGTGAGTTATTAGCAAGAACAAGAGAAGCTTCTAAATTATCCCCTGATCTATTCATTGCTGCTCCTTGATAAAGGAAAGACAAATAGTTATGACCAGCAACAGCCGTGTGTTTTCCATTCTGGAATTTAAGTTCTGAACCGTCTGTTTTGTAGACAGTAAGGAAAGCAGTTAAAGCAACAACTGACATTACATTCCTATCCTTGATCTAGCTCCTCTGCTATTTCGCAGAGTAGACATTGTTCTAGCTTCTCCTGCTGCTGCACCCTTAGATGCTGCTGAATTGATGATTTGACCTACAGCAGATTTAGGAACAAATTCTTCAGAGTTAAAGTTCAATATTGGGCCAGAGTAGTTTACTGTTGTTGACGAACCAGATGCTCCTCCTGATGAGGATGCACCTGTGCCTGGTATTACTGATTGGCCCCTGGCTCCTGCTGAATACCGTTGCATTGACTGAGCCATCTTAGAGGCCGGTATGACGTACTCATCTTCTCCTGCCTCTCCTATAAGACCCATTGTTGGTCTTGTGACCATGCCTCCAGAAGCAAATGGTCTAATACCATTAGACAAGTAACCTCCTTCTGCCCCAAACCAACCAGTAGAACCAAGCATATTTGAAAAACCTGCCTTCAAAAACATTGATCCAATTGATCTTGCGATACCTGCCAATGACTCTCCTAATGACTTTGTTCCATCAATTAAACCTTGTACCGCACTTGTTAAGCCACTGGCAATTGTTTCTTTAATGTCTTCCCACTTTACTTTTATAAAGTCTGATTCTTCACTTAAAGACTTTGTTAACCCTAGTGCTTCCGCTAATTTAGTATTATTCTCCCCTAATATCTTTGCTATCTCAGATAGAGCATTTCTTCGTTTTTCTATCTCCTCTTCACTCCTACCCTCAGTTACAGCAGTTCTAAATGCTAATTCTGCTTCTACTGCCTTTAGTTCTAAGTACTCCTGTGTTTTACTAAATTTTTGTTCGATACCTGCAAGCTCTTTTGCTAATTCTTTATTAATACCCTCCGACATTAACTCTTTTATTCTTTCATTCGCTGCCACTTCCTCTTTTTTGTCTTTTAATAAAGCATCAGTTGAAGATGTTAACAAATCTGCCTCAGTTCTTATTTTCTGCCGAATAGCAAATAATTTTTCGTCTAGGTTTAACTGTTGTGTCTTATCTGTTAAAAACCTCTTTCTACTTCCCGTCACATTACTTAAAGATTCTCTACGATCAATTAAACCCTGAGCCTCTGTATTACCTTGTAGAGCAGAAAATCTTACTATTTGTCTTGCTTCGCCTTTTTCTAGTGCGTTCTTAACTCCTGTTATTTGAAGAATAAAGTTACCAAAACCTGCTGCTAGTGCTTGTAATCGTGTACCTAAAAGAGCAAACGCTCCACCCATTAACCTTGCACTTTCACCAAATTGTTGAAGAGCTTGAACACCTCTATCTCCTACTTCAAGTGCCATTATTTTCATCGCTGCGTTAAATGCAGCAGTCTTGCCTTTTGTCTGTTCTATTAAGTTTAGACGAGCTTCTTGAACAGAATTTTGCAGACCAAGTGCCTGAGTAATAGCAGTAGTATCCTGTTTAAACGGACCCATTGCTTGGCCCAGTTTTGCAGCCCCATCAACAAATCTGTCTATAGCACTTCCTATAGCTGTACCAACTAAAGAAAGGGCAAAACCAAATTGTCCTCCCATCATTCCACCACCAAAACCTCCTGCTGCACCACCAACGGAAGCACCCAAGCCTTGTCCGAATAACAAAGGAAAAGCACCACCAATAAGACCGCTTCCTACAGCCCCCCTAAATTGTTGTCCTCTAGCTCTTCGTTGAGATAATTTAGTTAGTTTCATCTCCAATAAAACTTCCCTATTAGCCATCTCCATATTTTTTCTTCTCTGTAATCCTGTTAATTTCCCTGCCTGTTTTCGCTTTATCTCCTCGGCAACAATACTTTTAGTTGCTTCTACCTCTGCTTTCATAGCTGCTTTTTCAACATTTCTTCCTCTTATTAGTGCTTCTACTTCCGATCTAAATTCTTGCTTATTTTTAACCCTTAAAGCGGCTTTCTTTTCCAACTCACTTGTAGCTCTTCTCTCAAGACCTAAAAGTGACTGTTGTAAAGCTTCTTGTTCACTAAGAATCGTCTTTATCCTATCTTCTACGGCTACTCCACCTATTGAGGACATCCTTTGTCCTACTAACGTACCAGTGCCGTCTTTAGCTATAGAAGAAGTCTGTCCTGCTAAAAGCTTTGGCCCTGCTGGTTGGCTGTATTGAGAAGGATTCACTCCTCTAATACTGTTCAATAATTTTGTTCTTTCTGCTAACTCCTTATTTACTGCCCTCTCTGCTGTGACAAGATTTCTTGCTGCATTTATGGCTGCGTTAGTACCCAGTACACTCTTATTAAAATTCTCTGTTGCCTCACCTAGAGCATTGTTTAGATTAAGTAAAGAAGGAACAACACTATCTTTTGTTACATCTGCCCACTTAACTAATTTCTTTTGAACCTTGTCTATCTGTGTCGCACTGGCCTCTAATTTCTTAGATAAAAGATTTAGATCTCTAGTGCCTTTTACAGCAATATTTATATCGGCTTTATAGGCCACGATGTTTTAACCCAAGCACTACGCAACAGTCTAGCGGAGTCTCTTCGCTCTATCTATTTCTTTCTGCTGGTCTTCGTTTAAAACTTGAAAATAAGAACTCCAGCCAAGAATTTCTTCTAAGGAAAGTTGCCTGATTTCTACTAAAGATTTTCCTAGTTCTTTAGCGATGCTGAATTGCAGCATCATTAAGTTATCTTTCCTTAGTTCTTGGCTTAAAGTTTTGGGTCTATTGGCTCCTGATCGTCATTAATAATAGCCAACATTAGAGCCTGTAAATCAGCGTCTCTTACTTCATTTTTTAGTATGTCTATTTCTCCAAGAGTGAATAGTCTTTCGCCATTTTCATCTAGAGCTTTTGTCAAAAGTAAGCGAAGAGCAAACTCGTTTGCATCATCAGACTTAGCTCCTTTTTGTGCCCTTTCTCTTTCTGCCATTGTTAATGGTGTTACCCATAATTCAAATATGGTTCCGTCAGATAATTCAACCTCTTTCTTTGTAGCATCTAAGTTTGCAGCCTTTTTTAAACGATCTATTGCACGAAGCGGTCTTGAGCTAGTAGCCATAATAAGAATTTATGTGCCACTACTATAGCTCAATAGTCAATAAAAAACCCTGCAAGAAGCAGGGTTAGTGGAACATTCCGATTCCGTTACTATTATGTAGAACTTAAGTCGAATGTAGGGAGTCCTGCTGGACGGAAATTAACTGTTACTTCTTGAGCGTCGTCAGGGTTAACACTAAAGCTTGCAGAAGTTAATGTTGCATCAAAGCTGATTGAACGGCTAAGAGTGTCACTAACAGATCCACCACTAAATACACGGTCTGTATAAAGTTTGAACGCTGCACCAACCTGTTGACGCTGAAGAACGTCTTCTACCAGTCTGTTTGATAGAGCTGCGTCTTCGTTGGTCATATATGTAGAAGCAGTACCAGAACCATCACCAAATCCAGCGATGTACTTTCTAAATGGAACGTATTGACCAGGAGCTTGACCAATTGTTGTTACATCAATCTCAGCTCTTTCAATTTCAAAAGTCCACTCTCTTACTTGTCCGATAGAAGCAAAATCGTTGTAATAAACTTGAAATTCGTTAGGAGCTGCTGCTGTTCCAACATCAGTTAGGTTTACATCAGAACCACCATTAGTTGCTGATACTTTTAACGCTCCTGTTGTAGCTGTGTACGCAGTAACGTAATAAGTTGTTCCAGCAGTTAATCCAGCAGGTAATGTTCCTGTTCCTGACTCACCAGAAGAGCTGTCTATAACTTTAAACTTTACTGGATCACCTACTTTTAGGTTTAAGTAAGTCTGAACCACCATTGTTTCTGTGCCAATGGTGACATCAGCAGGACTGAAAGTACCTGTCGTGCCAGCAGGTTTATAGTAGAGAGCACCTGATGTGCCCGATAGAACAGTAACGGCCATGAGGCTGCTTAGAAAATTTATTTACAGGTTAGCGTGTAATGCCAACTTTTATCAGCTTAGTACAGTTGCTACGAAAGAGGTATCTATTTCACTTTTAAACAAAGGGTTTGATTCGGTGCTTGAGAAATCTGGGCCTTCTATTGAACCTAAACGCATGTAAACACCTGTCGTAGTTTTCTGAGAAGAATTAAGTGTCTCAAGTGTATCTACGGCTGTAGTCATTAATGTTTGATTTCTCGACGGTCCTTTGCCTTTCTCTGTAAAAACCTGGATAGTAATTAAACCTCTGGCGTTATCCACGCTTTCTATGAGCGTTGGATCATTTGTTAAGCCAAAGTCAATATTTACCTGCACAAATTCACTTGTACTGTTAGGGGGATCAGCAGTCACGTTGTCAAAATAGATTGGTACAGCAGGACTAAGTGCACCAAACGCTGTTAATAAGGGATTTTCTACAGCAGCCCTAATTTTTTGGTAATTCATCCGAATCCTCTTGTTGCAGTACGACGATTAGACTTTTTCAAAGCCCTATCCATTTCTATTCTAATTGCACGATCCAGCTCTCCTCCTCTTACATATTTTCGGAACCAATTGAGTTTTGCTGTTCTAGTTGGTCTACCTCCTGAACCTGTGTTTATAGAACCCCTTAACTTTGGCGTTAATCTGCTCCCAGAACCTATTTCCCACTTACTACTAGGGAAATAACCTCCACTTATAAATCCAGGTTCAGGTGTAGGGGGCAAATACATATCTCTTTGAAAGTCAAAGGCTGTCTCTTTGTAGGGAGAGTCATTTTCGATCTCAAATACAACGCTATTTAGGCTAAATATCCCCTTTATTGCTTCTCTGCCTGTTGTGGTAGGAAATCGGACACCAGTTGGAGCACCCTGACCACGGAAGTTCCTACATTTAAATGTTTTATGCGTGGGTGTTGTTATTTGCCATGAATTTGAAAAACTACCTGTCCAACTTGGTCCTTCCTTCTGTAAACCGCTTATTATTCGGGCAGAAGCGAAGGCTGGTCCGTGATAAGCAACAGAGGCAGCGACTCTATCTACCTCCTTTAACGCTTTCCATAGTTCGTTGACGAATTTTGCCATTATTGAGGTCTAACAATGAGAGTGTGAAAAATTGGATTGTCACCTCTTGCTGTACTTACATTTAATATTTTTCCCTCTCTAGTAACTCCTGCCTGTGGATATTGCATACGATCCGATTCTGTTGGGTAATAATTTCCTAATTCCGCAGTACCGATAATGACTTTTACATCGGTTGTTTGATACAAACCTTTACTCTCGTTAGTGTTTATGCTCGTTATTACTCCTCTTACAGTGACATTTGTATCGCTTGAAGTTGTTTGCCCTGTAGTTGGGTTATAAGTAGCAGCCCCAGTTTTTATGTAAGTAAACTCTTGCCCCCATGTTGCAAGAATCTGTTCAGGTACTTTTCCGAAGACATCATCAATTTTTGCCATAATTAACCTCTTACCACCCGAACTTGATAGCCGCCAGCTCCACCAAGACAATAAGCACCAAGATAGGACTGAAGCCAAGGATACACGTCAAAAACATTGTTCACATTGCCAGTAGCAAGACTAGCTTCGTTGTATTTCACCTTTAATTCACCCAATTCGACTTCTTTTGCAACACCAGCAGTACCCGTATTTCCAGTCATTGCATCTGTGTCATTGGCAAGTGCTCTGGCTAACTCATACTGTGCATACTTGATTTTTGCAGGAATTAACGTACAAGCAAGCTCAACATCATCAACTTGAAAGTTATTTCTAGGCCATTTTAATGCTTGTGATTCATCACATCTGTCGCCATAGAAATTAAGGCTGTCGATCCAGCGACAAGCAGAAATTAATGCTCTATTTTTCTGGTCGTCTGATTTGTTTGTCCACGTTGAATCATCAGGAGAAGTTTCAAAGTAACTATTAGCTTCTGCCAAAGTGACATAACTATTAGAACTTTCACCTTTCAAAGTGGCGTGAATAGTTGCTGCCACGTTTATTTCTCGAACATTGTTTTTATTGTAGCGTCATAAAAAACCCCCACCAAATAAATGATGAGGGCTTTTATGCAGATCTATGGAAGATCAGACTTACACTAGATCAAAGTGTTGATGTGTCTAGTGGTGTGTTAACTGTTAACTGAACGATAGGAATTAAATCTGCATCATAAGTTGCAGTCCAGTTG